GCTGACATACCTCTTGTAAACTCGAATAGTGGTATCTTAAAGGCCTTCGATAGTAATGTCTTAACATTATCTATCTGGCCACGGAACATCCCATACTGGTTTGCATCAAGTACTTCACGTCCTCGACTTGCTCCGTCAATTTTCTTTATTATGACAGTGAACCGACTCATAATTGTCGTTGCAAATATTGATTTCTTGACACTACTGTATACTTGCAAACAGTAATGTTCAAGTCCGTGTAAACTAGTTACTTGGACAGCATATGCGTAAGCTCCTGGTAACGGCTGACCCATGTCAGCAGCCAGTTTACCTCCTGGATCGAATGATCTCCTATCCGGGACTCGCTCTATCCGGTGACTCAAGGAAAGCTCAGAGACCTCTTCGGATATACCCCCTAGGCTGACATGTGTATTCATGATAATAGTGATACTACCAGGTTCAAGGCCCCACAATGTTGTGAGCCAGTCACATTGTGCATTACTCAGTCGATCCATGATAGCAGGTCTTCCTTTCCTCTCTAGTATTTCTTTCTTTCTAACTGATAGTGACTTGACTACTGCTATAATGTCATTTGGGACAATGGATTCTGTAGGGCCATGTACATATGTAGACACTGCTCTAGCCAGGTATTGTCCCCCTACTTTCTGTTTATGATCAACACGTAGGAACTCAGCGATAGCACCCAAGAAACATTTATGAGATTGAAATCTGATATTGAGCGATGCTGCACCCCGCATCAACACCTGCACCTGATGTAGATTTGTGACGGCCGCCAACACGTCATCCCCATTATGTAGGGTTGGGACTAATTGACCATCTAGACAAGAATCTATGTATATCTTGTTCAGTACTGTGTTTATAAAAGTAGTCATACGCCACCCAGAGAGTAGTGTTCCTTTTGCTTTATACCTGCCTCCCAATTTATCTAACACGGTTACATCGTCTAGTGCTGCTATCTGCCAGTTGATAGCGGCTACTTGGTCTGGGTCCAAATAATGAGAGAAGACATCGCGGTATGCTATCAACACCATCTGCATCGTCACAGTGGAATGCTGAGAGTTGAAATCCTCGAAGTCGAAACAAAAAGGCGTTCCGTTTTTGATGACATTCTGTACAGATAAAGCTACATTTTCGGTCGTAGCACTCTTACCTATAGGAAAAACATTACTCAGTAAACTCTCACAATCACCAAAACCATACTGACTGAGAACGAAACAAGTGTTATCTACGCCGTAAATAGCACGTTGCTTGCCCCATTCATACTTGGTCATCGCTTTGGCCTGTACTTCTGGGGTGCGGTCAATAAAGTGGCTTATAGGATAATGTGGCATCCTACTCATCGCAAAGATTTTGTTGCGTAGCGTGCTGTCAGCTGCTTTGAATTCATCATCTTCTTCATATTGACTGAAAAAGGTGCCAGCCGGTGCCCACTTCCACCTCATCTTCCAATGGTTGTCCCACTTCTTTTTGGTCGGTTTATGTCCGTTACGTAACAGTCGAGAAAATAGCTCACCACACTTACGGTAAACAGTGTTACTATTAATGTTACATACATTCGGGTTTACACGATGGTCCTTCTCGGCCGCCCAGTCGACAGTACCGAGTCCCCTATTCACCAACACTTCGAACTCGAAACATGGTGTAAGATCTAGAGAGAGACAGTTCTGTAAGGCTTTGAGTCTAAGTGTAACTGTGTTTTTGACATAGCTTGCAAATGATAGAACATCTATATACGGCTTATACCACACTTTGCTGTTTGACACGTATTGGTATATTTCGTCAGGCATATTCAATATCCAGACAACCAGGCCAGCAAAAAAGGCCTCAGTAAAATCAGGGTGTCGAACTAGTCGAGATATAAAGTATTCCAAAAACCGTATCTTAGCCATTACATACGTCTCATCAAGTGCTTTAAGTTCGTTAACTGTGACATGACGTAAATGTTTTGCTGAGACTTTGGTGTGGTTAAGGGTGATTTCTTTTCGTAAGATGGCTGATATCGTTACAGGCCTTAAATTTTGCAAATGAGTGTATTGGTGTTTAGTCATGAACACGTCTCTAATGATATCCTGATCATTAACTGGTCCATACGGAAATAAGGACACTCCGTATTGGATTCGTGAGATATATCGTAAGTCAGCATCTTTAAGTAAATGAAAGTGGGTTTTGGAATGAATGTAAT